TGGATTAGAATCCACCTGGGAATCTTACCAAGTTAGCACCGATACCGAAACCAGCACCTGAACGTGCAGTTACTCCCATACTAGGAATATATGTATCAAGAATACTAAATGTAGCAGCAGCAGTTAAAGCAATTAGAATGATTTCTTCAATATTTAAAGAACGTTTTGGAATGGCAAAAGCTGCAATAGCTACCATTAAACCTTCTACTAAATACTTAATGATTCTTTTAACTAATTCACCGACGTTTATTAATCCAGTCATTATATTAAATAAAAAGAAAAAAATATATTTGAAATATTAAAACTTAAAGTTTACTAAATATTATAAATTAAATGAATAGCAAAAATTCTAAGGGGAAGAAAAAGGATTCTTCAAATCCAACAACAAACAAGAGTGGTTTTGAGAGAAAGATTGATAGTCAAAATAATACTAATAGTAAATATGTTGATCTTTTAGAAGAAGATAAACCTATTGCAGGTCAAAAATTTGCTTGTATTTCATTTGTTTCGCCAGAAAAAATTATCAAACAAAAAGAAATGTTTTTTTTTGAGGAATTTCTAAAGAAATGGGATATCAATAAATCAATGGAAAAATTTGTTCAATTTTTGAACTTCGTCTCATATAAGTATCATTTATCATTTGACGATATATCCAATGATTTTAAAGAGTTCGTAAAAGAAGAAAAGGAAGAGTTGGCTAAATCATCCATGGAAGACGACTACAAGACCTTTTTAGATAACAATGAAGAAGAATTAGATAAATTATTTGGAATGACTTGTAATTTCCAAACAACTACAAGAGGGATTAAAATTAGAGGAGTTTACCCAACCATGGAAGAAGCAGAAATAAGATGCAAATTATTAAGAGAAGTAGATCCAAACCATGATGTGTTTGTTGGTCCAGTTGGATTATGGATGCCATGGGATCCTGAAGCTTACAAAACGGGTCGTGTTGAATACATGGAAGAAGAATTGAATCAATTAATGCATGAAAAACAAAAGAATGAGGCCAACGCTAAACAAAATTTTGAGCAAAGAGTCAAAGAAACTAAACAAAAAGCAATTGAGGAAAATATGAAAAAAGCCGAGAAGAGTGGAAACACATTGACCCAAAATATTGACGATGAAGGAAATCTTGTTGGTATTAATAATATGAGTACAAATAGTAATAACAATGGATCAATAACAGCAGCAGATATTCGCGCAGAATTATTTGAAGGTGAAAATATAGTTGTTGGTAAAAGCGATTATGGACAAAGTGAATTAGTTAGCGGACCCTTTGCTTTAAAAAAAAATGCAGATAGTATGGAGAACGTGGATTAAATTAAAAGATATATAATACATTTTTAATATAAATATATTCTTCATAATATATTTATAAATATATAAGTGAATAGTATGAAAATTGGTGTTGCTATTCCAGCTTACATTGGTCACATTGATAGTTTATTTAGATTACTTGATTCAATTCAAAACCAAACACGTATTCCTGACAAAGTTGTCGTGAGTTGTTCATCAACAAAAGATATAGAGTTTGATTCACATTTTGAGAAAATTAACAATTATTCTTTTCCTTTAAAAATAATTACTAGTGACGAAAAAAAAAGTGCTGCACAAAATCGTAATATAGCCGGTTCAATATTGACAGATGTAGATTATATAACTTTCATAGATGCAGATGATATAATGCATCCACAAAGAATAGAAATATTATTGAATGTCTTTCAAGAAAATGATTGTGACATTATTTTACATAATTATTATAATAATATAATTTTTGAAAATATTTGTTTTCAAAAGATAGAATCTAACGAACTTGATGTAAGAATAAATTCTTTAGAACAATGTTTTTCCGGTTGTATTAAGCATAAAATATATTATAATGATAATGAAAAGATACACCACGGTCATGCTTCACTAAAACAATCTATTTTTACCAATGTCAAGTTTCCAGAAGAACCCGAATTTTATAGAAAAGAAGATTGTATATTTTGTTACATAGTATTTAGTTTACCAAATATTAAAAATGCATATATACCAAATGAATTAACATATTATAATCCTTCAAATACTCAAATATTATACTTTTAAACAAGGTGTTTCATTTAATCCAATCGTAATAGGATATTTAATAAAACAATAATCCCGCCATGTAGTATGAAAATTATTGTTTAATTCACACCATTCAAAAAAGAATTTGCCACTTGATATTTTTAATGGAAATTCTTTCCATAATTTATATTTAAAATGGAACATTAAATTCATTATACCCATTTCATTCGTTTTACATAAAGTATATTTATTCATAGCATCTATTAATTGTTGTTTACTACATATTTTTAAAATACTTGTATCATACACCCACATACAATTTAACATGTGATGTGAATCAAATATTTCATCCCCAAAATCAGTTTTAATAAGATCTATTTTTTCTTCATTATCAAAGCTCAACTGATGTCTAAAAATTTGGTCGCTTCTAAAATTTGGAGAAGCATCGTTTTGGGCTAAAATGCAGTTATGATACTCAAGATCTAATAAATATTTAACATCATCTAATACACGTATTCCTGCATCTAAAAATACAACTCGTTCCCATTGTAAAAAATAATCATCAAAAACATGTAATTTCTCCCATTGGTTCAACTTATTTATTTCTCTTTTATCACTATTAGAAAATCCATTTGGACCAATTTCATTCAAAAGATGTGTTTTGTCTATTAAAGGAAATTTCTTTTCAATAATATTTTGAGATAATTTATAATGATCTTCCAAGTCAAAATCAATTGTGATCATTACAATTTCTCCATGCCAATTGCCAATTGTTTTAAGATCATTTATTGTTACAATTGCTTTATATAAATATGCATTGTCTGTTACTAAAACAAAAACTGTGTTTTTTTCATTGGTGATGTTCTCCATATAATAAATATTAAAACTACTATTTATATTTATTATATTTTAAAAAATATTTTGATTTATATATTATTTTATTTACTGCTTACCATTTCGTTTTCTTAACATTAATTTTTTGACCATTACCTCTTTTTTTATTATCATTTTGGTCATATTTTTCATCTTCATCATCTGAATTATAATTTTTAGATAATTCCCAAAATTCCTTTGAACCTAATCTAAAGTCATTATGATTCTCAGCTTTATACCAAAAAACTTGGTCTTGTAATTTATTAGATTTAACATTATTATTTATTACTAAACACTCATAGTTTTCTGTACATTGATCCATAACTTGACAAAAAGATTCAAATGTAGGAAACATACCTGCATAGTTATCATATATACGCCGTCTATTTGCAATGTAATTCTCTCTTAGAATGAAAACATAATCTATATTAGTACGAAGTGTTGGTGGAATACCAAGCGGATATTGCATAGTTATTACTAACATGATTTTCCAATGACGTCCATTCATAAACAAAAGACGCATCATTTTATCACGAGACCAAGTATTATCATAAAGACAATCATCTAAAATAACAAAAGCACGAGGATCAATAGTTGTTCGTTTATATGTTTCTATTTCTTTTTTAATTTGTTTTAAAACTGTTCTTTGTCTTTTCAATATATTTTCTATGATAGCAGTATTGTATTCATTATGTATAAACAATCTAGGGACCATCTTACCATAAAACCCATTACCTTCTTCAGTTCCTGAAATAACAGTTCCAATAGGAATATCTTGTTGATAATACAATAAATCTCTTACTAAAAAACTTTTGCCTGTATCACGTTTTCCTATTAAAACAATTACAGGACCTTTTGATTCATTTGATTTAAAACTAATATTTTTCATATCAAATTTTTTTAATTCTAAAGACATTTTTATTAAATTTAGAAAAATTAATTTGCTTATTTATACGAATTCAAATAAGTTAAAAATTCATATTATTTATATATTAATTACCTAATAATATGAATATGACATCTGTAATTAACAATGATAATAATATTAATTATCAAAAAAGAAAAAATATAGACTTGTTCAAAACTTTAGAAAAACCTGAGACATTGTTTCTCTCTAAAACACAAAATTATATACCTATTTATAATAGATTTTTCTCACTAAATAATTCTAATTATAACAGTATAAACTTAAATCACAAATGGTTTTTGTACAATATTAAAAAAAGTATTCATAATAATAGTTGTACAAAAAATTTGTTTCAATGTCGTATAAAAAATATAGAAAATGAGGAAATAAAAACCGAAAATATATTCATTAAATTGGCACCATTATTGGATCCTTATAAATATTTAGTTGGTAAATATACAAATATTTGTGATGAAAAATTATATAATTTACCTAATTTAGATAATAATGACAATTATAATTGTCATACCAAAATATTGGATATGAACAATTCTGCATATATAGATGGTTTTTTTGTTTGCTTAACAAGTATTTTAAAAAATAAATATCAATTTTATCATGGATTAGAATATTATGGTTCATTTCTTTCTATCAAAAATAATTTTGTACTCAATGTATTTGATGATTTAGAATATTTAACTAACTCTGAGTTTTTCAATAAGAATAAAAATACTTTATTTAAAATTGATCAATATGAACATTTAATTAGTAATGAAAAACAAAAATTGGATCCCATTAAAATTGATTATAATTCAAGTGCAAAATCTTATTTATCTTTAAAATCAATCAATAATGAATTATTTGATAATTTGTTTAATGATTCTTGCGAAAAAACTGACCAATATATTGAAAATGATATTATTGAACACAATATTGATATTGATTACAATCATTCAACAACTTTAAAATCTAATTCTAATTGTTCATCCAGATTATCTTATACAAATAGTGAAATAAGTGAAAATATTGAAAATAGATCGGTTACAGACTCTTTATCTAATACTGAAGAGAATAAATCAAACTTTGATAATGATGACGATAATAATGATGATGATGATGATGATGATGAT